GCCTTTCGGGGATTCATCCTCAGACAGGGCTGGCCAAAGACATACCTATCGGGAGTCTCGGGGCTCTCTATCGCCTTCAGAAAAGATGGGCAATACCGCCCGAACAGGCCCGGGTCTGGAGTCATAGCCCATGCGGGTTTCAGCTATTCCCGCCGTTCCAACGATCGGCCGATTTTGGCCGCCCTTCCCTCTGGAGCGGAAACGCTCATTCCAAAGAAAGTGACCTCCTCATGCACCTGCCTTTCCTGTTCTACCTGGTGGCCGTCTGCGTTCTGGCGTACTACGCATGGCGCAAGCACAAGCAGGGCAATACGACCGCCGTGTGCATCTTCGTCTTCTTGATCGCGCTCAATGTGGTGGCGGCTTGGGGTAAGCTACTGAGTTGATTACGGTGTTACAAAATAGTTGTTGCGTTGGTTGATTTCGGTATTACAATACATTCACACCAACCGAAACGGACCAGCACCATGAACACCGCAACCTTCTCCCAAGACATCGCTGAAATGATGGCCGCATGGAACACGATCATGGCCGCTGCCCGCAAGCAGTTCCCGCAAGCGTCGGAAGAAGCGCTGTACCAGATGACTGCCGGCGCGATGAAGAAGTCGCTGGGCCTGTGACAAGGCCGCCGAACGACAGGGGACAGGGGCGAAAGCCTCTGCCGCCAGAGGATCAGACGAAGCCGCGCTCGATCCGCCTGAATGATGCGAGGTGGGCGAAGCTGAAGAGGTTGGGTTCCGACTGGTTGGCTAAGGCGATCGATCGCGCTAAGGAACAGAAATGAGACGTTGGATTGAATGGCTGCCGGAGAAGAAGGAATGAGCGTCTACGTTGATGACATGCGCGCCAACTTCGGCCGGATGGTGATGTGCCACATGCTGGCCGACACCGATGAAGAATTGCACGCGATGGCCGACCGGATCGGCGTTGCGCGGAAGTGGTTCCAAGGGCCTCCGAAGACCCGGAACAGCCACTACGACATCGCTCTGAGCAAGCGCGCGCTGGCCGTTCAATTCGGGGCGAAGGAGATCACATGGCGCGAAGCTGGGGCGATGGCATCAGCCAAGCGTCGAGCCGCGCTTGCCGCCCTCTCTAGATCGGAGCAGAACCCATGAACTGCATTCGTTGCAAGGACAAGGGATGGCTCGCAGGAGTCGGAGCTATGCCGCATGCTCAGCCCTGTACGAACTGCGGCAAGTGGAAGGTGATGCCTAGATCGGAGCAGACCAAATGAACCCGAACAACTGCGCGACGTGCGACCACATCAAGCACCCTGGCGGAGGCCACTGCTACATGTTCCGCCATGAGCCGCAGGAGGTTTGCCACATCCACACGGTTCGGGCGCTCATCAGCATAAGCAAGTGCGCCAGCAAGGAAGAACTCGATGCTGCCGCCCTTCGTCCTTACCAAGGGGGAGAGACCGATGCATGAGATTCTGATGACCGTGAACGTCGTGCTGGTGGTGGTGCAGTCCTTCTGGCTTGGCGTGCAGTGGGAGAAACACCGTGCTGCTGCATCCCTACAGGAGAACCGGGATGTCTAACCTGCCACCGTTGCCGAAGCCTCAAAAGATGGAATACAGCGTGCTTTCAGGCGTGGACGTGGCGTTGTTCACCGAACGTCAACTCCGAGCCTTTGCCGAGGAAGCCGTAAGGCTAGAGCGGGAGCGGTGGGAGAAGGTTGCGCTGCGCATGGTCAATGGGCGACTGGTTGGGCCCACGTTGTGCGATGTCCCGCCAGAGGTCTTGGCCGCCACGAGCCGTAAGCTCATGGAGGACCCGGAGTACCGGGCGAAGATGCTTGATCTTTCTGCCCGCTCTCAGGAGGGGCAGGGATAGAATGCTGGCGTCCTTCCTCTGGCGGTTGAGCGATCTCGGCCGATGCGCACCAGGGGAAGGACATCAAGCCTGATGGCGTTGCAATACGCTGCCGCCAGCTTCACTTACTTGGCAGTTTCCGCCCCAGTGGTAGCGCGTAGGTCGTTGTACCTGGCATAGCAGTAGTCCCGTTCGGCGGCGATGGTCGCAGCTCGGGAAGCGAGCCTTGCAAGAAACTCCCCATCATCCCGGTAAAGTCCGGCGCCGGTTCCACCCTTGCAAGCGGTGGAGGTGCTGGGCACATTACCGATGGGGCGGCTGGGACGGTCGCGCAGGCTTGCAAGAGCAGCATCGAGCTTGCTGCCAATATCCCTGATCTGTTCATCTTTCGTCGCTCCTAGTTCGGCTGCGTGGTCATGCCACTTTCGTTCGGTAGCGCGTGCATCTGCCTCTGCCTTGCGGGACGCCTCTGCGTACTGCGCCTGAAGCTCTGCATATTGCCGATGCGCACGGTCTATGCGCATGGTCTGGACGCCCAGCAGTGCGAGCAGGATGCCAACCAGCACCAGCTTCCATTGCGTGAGGAGGAAGGTCACCACCACTCCCACCAGGGCCGAGACAGCACAACCCACCAATGAGCGCTCATACCAGCACCTTCTTGGCTTCGGCGTAGAGCCTCATCCGATCTTCGATGCCGTTGGTCCCGCCATTGATCCGTTTGACGACATCGAGGAATGCACCGCGATCAGCCAAAGTGTTCAGGCTCTTCATGTCCCAGAAATCAGCAGCAGACAGAGCAGCCCACTCCGGGCGTTCTAGAACCTCCGGAGTAGCTTCAAAGTCTGGGATCTCATCCATGGGCCAGCGAGCCCGAAGCCGCTGGGTCAGTTTGGCATAGTTCGCCCTGCCCGTGGTCTGTAGGAAGCCGCGCCCCATGAACCGCTTTCCATCGCCCGGCTTGTTGTTGCCGAGGTCTGCACGGCCTTCATAGCGGGTCTGAGCCGGCGTTGGCCCCCACAGCTCACGAAGCCACTTCAACCCCCCCGACTCGTGCCCTACGTTCGCCAGAAACATCGCCATCCGTTCGGTGGTGGTGATCTGGTAATGGGCCATGGCTGATTCGAGACCAGCAACGGCAGACTGAGCACGGTCCAACCTTGCTCCAGTGCAGCGGGCCAGGGTTTCGGCGTCCATGCTATTCCTTGAGACCCTGAGACTTCAGCCGAAGGACGATGCTGATCACGAACGAAGCCGCGATGATCCATCCAGGGTTGATGCCGATCGCACCCAAGATTGCCGCCTTCTGGTCTTCAGGAAGCATCAGCCAGGCCGGAACAGCAGCAGCGCAAAGCGTTGACCACCAGAAGCTCAGCATCTTGAGCGTCTTGCGCCACTCGGGCACGAGAACCTTGTCAAACCAGTCCGTGATCGCGTTCATTTCACACTCCTTTTGTCAGATTCGAGGGTTTCGACGCGAAACCGCAGGATTGCGATCTCGCCCTGAACCGTGCTTGCCTGGTTGTTCCCAGCCTTCACGGTGATCTTTAAGTCGGTCATGTCCTCTCGGAGTTGTCCAAGTTGGAACCACATCGAGACGAAGGCTGCGCACACCATGCCGGCAATGCCGAGGAGCCACGTCAACGGAAGTCGGAAATCGATCACTTTGGAGATGCGCGGCAAGTCGCCGGGCTGGCTGTCTCTGTCCATGGCATCACCCTTGAATCAGACCTTTGAGGGAGCAACGAGCGCCAGCAACCCCGCCGATCCAAGTACCAGTACCAGCATTGACGCTCACAAACGGGGTTACGTAGTGGTTCCCTTCAGCCATGTCCAGCGCCGCGGACAAAGAAACTGGTCCGATCTGAGAGGCTCCAGTGTTGAGGAAGACCGAATAGGCATCCTGAACGGTTGTGCCATCGAGATACAGATACGTCGCAACGGTCGCACCGGCAGAACTGTTCGAGGCGTAGCCGTCAAAACTGAACATCGCATGCTCGCCCCATGTCACGAACTCGCATCGAAGCGAAGAACTCAATTCGACATGCGACGCGCTGCTTGTTCCGGCGCTTGCTCCTAGTCCCGCTTGGCATTGGCGGGGGCGACGATTGAACCAACTGATGACGAGCCGAGCATTGATTGCGTCGCTCCAGGCTGGTCCGGTGACAGTCCTGGCTAACCCGACAAGTGCTCGGCTCGCATCTCCAGACTTGATTTCGACACCCGTGGTTGCATCAGTCGCATGGGTTGTAGTCGATGCCTCAAGGGTAAGGGTCGCCCCACTCATGTAGGCGTAGATGTAGTAATTGACGCTAGGGGTTAGGGAGGTCGGGGCTAGGCTGACCCCTGCCGCAGGGATCACGCACACACTGCCGTTGATCGTGATCCTGTTCCCGTTGAAGGGGATGAGAACCAGATTTGCGCCTGACTTTGTTAGTCGGCACTGACCATAGTTGATCATCCCGCCAGGAAGGGATGTGTTCAGAACCGACATCACCCCATAGGAAACCTGCGACAGACCGGAATCGAGCGTTCCGGAGTCGTTGCGTACCGTCACGGTGGTATTGGGGGACGAGTAGACGCTGCCCGTGATCGTGGAATAGATCGTTCCGCCAGTGTTTGTGCTCTTGAGCCTCCTGCCGACCTGGAAAGTCTGGGTCTGGTCCCCAGCCACCGTGAACGAGGTTGCGCTGACGTAGGTTGGAGCCGCTTGGTAGACCAGCCATTGATCAGTCGTTATGGCGCTGTCGTTGATCCCGCTCATGTTGTCCAGCGTGCGGAGGGTGACGCCAGCGGCATCCTTGATCACGAACTTGTACGAAGCGCCACCGACCAGCCAAATCTCTCCATCCTCGTTCACCCCGAGGGTGTTCAGATCGATGGGAAAGGTGTTCGGCGTACCCCCAGCCTGCGTGGTGTAGGTCGTGGCTGGGGTGGAAGTGCCAGCCAGGTAGACGAAGATCTCGCCACTGCTCAGGGGATCGCCATTGGCGTCGAATTGCTGGCCGTTGATGATTGGTGCGAGAAAGTTCGCCATTCGTGGTCCTTACAAATGAAAAAACCCGCCTGAGCGGGTCTAGAATCTGCTTGATGAAACAGATCGACTACACGGACTTGAACGCTGCCGAGTCAATCGGCCACGTCTTCGGCTTCATCGCCCCAGTCCTACTGGTGGTGATCCTTGTTGTTCTGGCGGTTAAGAGCTTCTTCTAGTCGCCCCTGAACCTCGCAAGAGAGTTCAGTTCCGCTGCGGTGATCGCGTCACCGCCTAGTTCCGTCTTGCGCCCGAGCCACTTCACGGCATCCGGGTTCGTCATCCGTCTGGCAAGCGAATTCGCCGCCAAAGGCGTTCCAGCCGCTATTGCTGCAACTGGCAGGTTCCCAGTCATCAGGGCCACGGCCCCTCCCAACCCCATCGACTGGGCACTTACAGCGGCCTGCGTTCCAGACGGGTTGGCGAACACCTTAGAGCCTTCGCGGACGTTGGACGCCACCTTGGCGAACTCCAGCAGCTTGTTCTCGGTGTTCGGCACCCCAAGACGGCCGAACAAGGTAGCGCGAGAGTCGGGAGAAAGCCGGTTTAGGTTGGTCAGGAAGGTCTCGGTAGAGAACGCATCCCCGAGTTCGTTCTGATTTCCTGGAGTCGCGCGCCCCATTCGTCTAAGAACGGCAGAGGCAAGCTCCTTGCGGTTTTCTTTGGGGATGGCGTCAACAACGCGCTTCAGGACCGTATTGCCTTCTGCCGTACCAGACATGGCGGCGCTAAAAACCTTCTCAGGGGCGTCCTTGCCGACGATGCCGGAAAGCTGTTCTAGGCGCTCTAGTTGCCCCTTGGTGAACTGGTTTGCCCACTGGAAGGATTGCTCTGCCTGCGGCCCCGCCTTCTTCGCCGCCACACCTAAATCATCAGAAAGGGCCGCATAGAGCGCAGTCCACTTGGAGCGCGGCACATCAGCAAGCAGCGAGTTGTCTGCGATCTCGTTCCCGACCAGGGTGCGGAGCTTCTTGATGGCCTCATAGGGCAACCGCCCGTCAGCGGGATTCAGCTTCGGTGCATTCATCAAGCCACCGCCCCCAGTAGGCTGGGCCTTGGCTGCGGCTGCTTCGAGGTCGGCAAGAAGGGCGGCATCGATGCCCTTGATCTTGGAGTTTTTGAAGAATTCCGAGATGTTCGGGGCTCCGGGGATGCCCTCGTTCAGCTTTGCAAGCGCCGCCCGTGTGTTTGCCACGTCGAGCGGGGTATCGGGCTTGATGTGCTTGTCCAGGGTTTGATATAGCCGCCCCTGAATCGCCTTGAAGCCATCTCGGAAGCCCTGCACCCCTGAAGTAATCGCCTCACCCGCGTTGATCGCGCTACCACCGGGGGCCAAGTCGTCGGCCAGCTTATTGACGCTTGCGGCCATCGCATCGGACTTCTGCTGAGCTGCGCGGCTCATGACTCCAGCACCACCAGGGGTCTTAGAAAGTACGCTCTCAATCGCGCGGGGGATGCGCGCCTCCGAAGCCTGGCCAACGGAAGGCGAGCCCACCCCCGTATCGTTGAATAGCTTGATGTTGTCGTTCACCGTTTGCCGGCCGGCCTCCCCGCCTCGCATGAGTCGGCGCGTTCCTTCGGCGGCTCCAGCGACGCCAACGCCAGGGACAAGCGCGCCGACCACCCCGGCCACGTTCTGAGCCGTCGCGCCCCCACCCGATTCACGAGTGATACCGGACGCCCCCGCACTTGTGACCCCGCTTGCGGTCTGAACGCCGGGGCCAGAGGCGAACAACTGACCGACCCTCTGGACGACTGGAGCGGCGGCGCCCTGTAGCAGTTTGCCTGCGGCAACCGTACCGCCAGCTCCAGCCATTGCGCCAGTAACGTCCTGCACAACCCGTTCGGTCGCATCCTTCGGCTCAGCAACGCCAGCGCCGGTCATGATGTTGTCCAAAGCGGAGTTTACCGTTTGGAACCTGAACCCATTGTTCTTGCCGAGCGCAGCATCAAGACCAGTGTTCACAACACCAGTAGCTGCATCGGAAACGACGCCCGGAAGGGCGAGTGCCCCCTTAACGCCGGCGCGGGCTGTTAAGCCAAGTTGGCGAACGACTTCATTCTGTTCGGGCTTGGCGGGAGCATCCCAAAGAACGGCCTTTGGGTCGATCTGCGGGCGCTCATCCCACTTGACCGCGCCAGGGTCGATGGTCGCCGCCTGAGCGCTTGGAAGCATCGCCTCCACAGCACCGCCCACCGCCTTCAGGACCGGGTTCTGCTTCGTGCCAGCCATGCGAGAAGCCTGAACCACCTTGTCCACGTAGCGCGGATCTTCTGCGTAGCCGCCATCTTTCAGCGCAGTCGCGAAGGCCAGCGGGTCTTTTGCGCCTACTGCTTTTGGGTACTTCCGCTGGATCAGGCTTGCGAAGTCATCGGCGAACGCATCTGGCGAGTCGTAGGAACGATACTTGTCCTTGCTGCCGGTCATGTTGTCGGTAGCCTGAACCCCGCCGCCAGCGAAATCCTTGATGTTCCCGAGATTGTTGGTCCCTGGGATGATCGACTTACCCCAGCCGGTTTCGAGGCCCCATTGACCCAGAATGACGCCCGCAGGAACGCCTAGCGTCTTGCTGACCTTTTCAGCGGCAGGCCCGTAAACGGACGCGAACTCTTCCGGCGTACTCGTCTTCTTGGGTGGTTCGTCCCATTTCACTTGGGACGCATCAATCGGCATAGTCAATGCTCCCATCAGCGTATTCAACGACCCTCTTGCCATTCAGCATGCCCGTGCGCTTGATGGCCTTCTTCGGCGCGCCACCCTTGTTCTGCCCCAGTTGCTGCACGATGTTCTCAGGACGCAGGCCGTAGGTCTTCGCACGCTGCGTGTAGTCGGCATCGATGGTTTTCTGCCCTTCCTGTGCCGCTCCGTATATCTGTCCGGTGATGTTTTTGAAGTCGGCAACCTGAGTGGGCGTCAGCACCTTGCCGCGTGCCAACGTGTTTACGTAGTTCGTCGCACGGTCGAACACGCCAGAGGCTTGGAGGGCCATGCCAAGCTCAGACTCTCGAACCACAGAACCTGGGTCTAGCAACTTCATGAACTTGGTTGCAGCGGCGAGCGTCGCAGCCGGCGAGGTCGTTGCCTTGTCAAGGGTCGCATTGATCTGCCGATAGGCATCTCCGACAGCCTGGAAGTCCTTGGACTGGGCGCGGTAGTCGTCACTCAACTTCATCTCGGTAGATTGATCGCGCTGAGCCGTTGCCGCCGTCTTTGTTGCTTCTGCAACTGCACGCGTAGCTGCTGCATTCTCGCGAGATGCGCTGACCGTGTTCGCGTTGTTGGCTGCGGACTGGGCATTTGTGGCAGTGTTGTTCGCGCTAGAGGTCTGGGCTTGCAGCCTGGCGTTGGCGCTCGGCGTGGAAAACTCCATGGCCTTCCACTTTTCCTCTAGTTGCTGCTTCACCGTCAACGCTTGAGCACGCTTCTGCTCGATCAGAGCGGGGTCGTATTGTTCTGGCAACTGAGCCGCGGCTTCAGGGCCGAAGACCTGCGCAGTCTGCTGGCGAGCACGGTCCCAAGTCGCCTGATCGACAACACCATTCATGATCTGACCGGCAACTTGGAACTGCTGAAGCTGCTGTTCGACCTTGGCCTTCATCGCCTCTCGTTGGGCCTTCTGCTGCTCAGTCTGGAACTTCTGCGCCTCCTGCCCTTGTTTGACGTAACCGCCCTTATAAAAGGCATCGGCCAGCCCATCGGGCGCGGTGTTGCGGGCAATGTCGCGGGTTGCTTGCTCGTCCTGGATGCCTTGACGAAGCTGATTCAACTTGAGGCTGTTCACCTCGCGCTGCATCTGCTCGTCCTGGATCTCGCTCTGGGACTTAAGCGGGGTAACCCCCCGGCCAATGTTGAGAATGATGCTCGGATCGAGGGCCATTACCAGATCACTCCCATATCCATCGAGTTTGTGTAGTTCGCGGCAGAGGGGTTCGTGCTCGAACCGTTGTAGTTGTTCCCGCTCCGCCCGATGTTGAACGAGGAAAGCAGGTTGTTCCACCCTCCTGCATTGTTGAGGCTGTTAGCCGCCTGGTTGATACCAGAGGTCAGCGCATTCCCGCTGGCAACCTGACCAGCCGCCTGAGCATTACCCGCGGACATGATGTTGTTTCCAACACTGTTCGCGACCTGCTGATTGTTTGCCCCTACCCGAGCCGCAGAAGCCTGGCCAGTGTTGGAGACTCCGGTCAAGAAGTTATAGATGGTGTTCCGGTTCTGGTTGTATGCACCAAGATTCGTATTCCACTCATTCTGACGGCGCGTCAGGTTGGTGTTGTACGTGGAACTCGCGCGGTTGAATCCTTCATTGAACTTCGTGCCGGCATAGTCTTCGTTGTACCGGGCGAGTTCCTTCATTGCCCCACCGGACAGGAAGTTGCCCCGTGCTGCTTGGCCTCGCTCAATTCCCTGCGTGCCTTGGTTCAGGCCGAACTGATAGCCAGGGTCGTTCTTGAGATCAGCCCCGGTGAAGCTGAAAGCGGGGCCGGAATCGAACTCTGCGCCGTTTCGATAGGCGCGCAGGAGAGACCCATAGTTCGGGTCAGACGCAGCCTTCTTGTTCAGTTCCTCTTGCTCTGCGTAGTACTGCTGCATTGCAGCGTTCAGGCCCTCTTCGTCGATCTCCGAGGTTGCACCCGGAGCCTGACCGTAGGCGAGGGTATCGCCGTGGATGCCATCATTGGCCCCGCTGAGGTCGCGGACGCTGGTCGGAGTGCCGAGATGCTGGGCTTCGAAAGCCGCCCGTTCTGCGGGGTCTCCATTCCGATAGCGCGCCTCGTACAGCATCCGGGTCATCGGATCGAGCTGGTTCGCGTCGAACTTGGGACCAGCAGGCGCGACAGTACGGGTGAATCGGCTCGACAGTTGCTGACGGACCTGATCCGGGGTCAACCCGGTCTGCAAGCCCATCGACGTGACTGCACCGGAGCCGACGCCACCGATCCCCAGATATTGGTTCAGGAGCGAGTTCGCCCCCCGTCCCGACTCAACCCATGGCGACAGATCCTCGCGGAGCTGGTTCGCCATCATCATCTGTACTTGATTGGCCTCGCGTGCAGACGACGACTGAGCATCCGCGGCATCTCCCGCAGCATCCATCTGGGCGATCGTGCCTACTGCGGCAACGCCCACACCGACCATGGCTACTGACATAGGTAATCCTCCTCTCGGCTTTCGCGAGCAATTTCGTCTTCAATCTTGGCAATGTCGGTCTCGTCGGTGCGGAACACGTTGATAAACACCGTGTCTTCATGCGCGTAGCCGACCTTCTGGATACCAGGCCCAGACACGGCTACATGCCCCGCCTGGAACCGACCCAGCCCCGTCTCCGTGAGAATGGAGATGTCGCCCTTGGCAATGACGTTCACGCACTCCTTCAAGTGGATCTGACCGACCAGAAGCGAACCCTTTGGGATGAACAGGGTTCGCGTGTAGACACCATCGATCAGGGTGTGCTTGGCATCGAATTCCCGCTTGTCAGGGCGAGCCATCAGGTCTCGAACAAGATCACCAATCTGCCGCTTGATCGCAGCCGGCGAACGATCAGGGACGTTGAATGCGATTTCCCCATTCACGACAACCAGCAGAGCGCCAGGCTTCGTCATCGCAAAGCCAGGTCCATAGGTGACGTTCAAACCGCGGCTCCCGTGGCGTCACACCACACAGTAGGGTTAATCGACTGAAGCCAGATCGGGTGACCTAGCGTCGTGTCGAAGAACTGCCGGCCGATCCACAGCAACCTATCCGGCCTGTTTGCTGTAGTGCCGGACTGCTGGACAGAAGTGGCGTTTGCGTGCGTTCTCGTGAACCACTGCGCCCAGGCAGGGGTAAGGCCGCCGAACTCGTCCAGCAATGCGCCCGAGGGGATGTCGTAAGCGCTCATCGGCTAAATTCCCCCCAGGCACCGACAAACACTGTCTTAACGGGGTCGGTGACGCGGAACTTAAATAGCCAATCCCTCGAACGCCCCAAGCGATGGAACACCGCTCGTGCTCCGTACTGCCCGATCTCGCCAAAGCTCACCCAGATTTCAGAACTCCAGGTATGCCCGCCGTCCTTGCTGTACTGCATCATCAACTGCGGGTCTTCACCTTGACCAGTCAGCAGCCCTACACCGGCCTCCATCTCGATCCACAGCTTGGACAGGAAGGAGAAGTTCCCGGTCGATTGGTGACGGGTGATCAGTTCACGAGCGATGGACTGCCCATCGTCGGTGTACGTGCTCTCATCGAAGCGATACAGCTTGCCGTTCTCGTAATCAGTAACATAGGACTGATCGAGGAAGTTCAGTTGAATCTCGCCCCGATGCCGGCCACCACCGGAAGAGGACTTGTGCCATTCCTTGCTCAACCCGTCATAGGTCCATGACTCATTCGCTGAGGGGAAGTTGATCTGATAGAACGGATGCCCGCTCACCATGTAGGCAAAGCCCGTAGCGTTCGAGACAGCCGAATACTGGCTCAGGATGTAGTCGATCTCGGGTGTAGACACCGGCTGAGCGTTGTACCCAGACAGCGTGCAAACCTGCACAGCCCCAAGCCTGTTCTTACGCAGGAAGATCATGGAGTCCATGAACTTGCACAAGGACCAGCGAGAAGCCAGCCCCCACTCGATAGCAGCCGCACCCACCCGAGCAAACGGGAAGTCAAGCGCTCCAGAGTCCGACCAGAACTCGGTAGTTTCAGGGCCGAAGAGCACGATTTGCCCGTTGTCGGCCATCACTCGAACCAGGTTATCCGGGTTCGATTCCGCCGTAGCGAAGTCCAGCGCAGACCATGTTAGGCCGTCATACAACCCGGAAATGTAGAACCTGCCCGTGTTCGGCTTGGTGACGATGAAGTAACCATTGAGGAACGTGACCGTATCGGCGCCAGGCCAATCAATGTCCGTGATCTGGGCGAATGCGAGCGTGCTGGTGTTGTAGATGTACCCGTTCGTCCCATCGACGATGACGATCTGAGTACCGTTATCGGTGATGTCCACCCGCCCAGCCGAGGTGGCGAGCGTCCCAATGCTGGACATCGACCCATCGTTGGCGACCTTCCAAAGCGTGTCCCGGTTGACCAGATACCGGAAATCGCCCATCTTGTGAGCGCCCCGCGTGGGGTAGGCGCCAAAGTTGATGTCTGTCACCAACCCAGGGGACGGGTAGAGGGTAAGACTGCCCTTCTCCGTGTCCCGCTGAATCTCAGCATAGAGGTTCGTCCGCTCTTGGGACGAGACGTTGCGTGACTTGCCGAAGTTGCCAAGCCCGAAGAGGGGGACGGGTTGGAGCGCCATCAGCCGTCAACCTCGATCACGAGCGACCCCTGATCCACGGACCACTGAAGCATCATTTGCTTCTTCACCGCAGCTCTGGCAGCGATCTCCACCCGAATATCCTGAGGAACGCCGAACTTCAGCGCGATCTCGTCGGCCAGCAGGTATTGCAGCGTGTTCAAGTACTGCTGCGCGAAACCCGGAGTAGCCGTGAGCGTCAGATCAGGGATGATCGACTGATACGTGAGCGTCAGGACTGGATCAATTGTGGGAGCCGGCCAAAGCTTGAAGGTCAGGTTCGGCGCGACGTAGAACCGATCCGGATACTGGGCCGTCTTGGTGAGGTCCAGCGTTTCCCACAGAGCTTTAGACACCCGCGGAAGAACACGCTTGACGCCGCCTGCATCGGTGTACTGCAACACCGGGGCGCCCAGGTAGTCAACAGGAGGGCTAACCGAACTCGGCGTGGCGAGCACCCAAGCCACCGCAGTCGGCGTGCTGGAGAGTTGAGGCCACTGATACCCATGAATCGGCAGTTCCTTGACGATCCCCTGCAATGCATCCATGCAGGTTTCAGTGCTCGGGTCGGATACAGGCTCACCGACGCCGATCGCCTGGCACAGCTCAAGCGCGCCCCGGATCACTTCAACGGTGGTGAGCGTCCAGGCCATTACTCAGCCTCGATCGTGTATTGGTGGGTCGGGATCGAAACGTCCTTCCACTTCCCTTCGGTGTCCTGAATCTTCGTGGTGATCACGGAGGCTTTCAGCGCGCCCAGAAAGTTCTCATCGATCGTGGTCTGAATGTTCCGGGGGTAGGTGTTCAGCTTGTAGTTGTGGCCGATCTCGACAGGCGCACCCTCACCGTGGAAAGTGATCTTGTATTGCTTGAGCTTCTTGGGCTTTTCCATGACTTCAGACATTCGTTGCTCCAATGAAAAAGGCCCCGGGGATTAGCCGGGGCCTAGGGTTGAGATGAACTCAGATCAGCCGAGGGCTTCCCAGACGAAGGTCTTGGAGGCAACCATGGTCGTCGCGGTCACGGTGAAGGTGTTACCCGACACAGCGATACCGTTCGTGGTCTCCAGCGTGCGCGTACCAACAGCAACGGTATGGATCGAGCTGGCCGAAGCCATGCCCGTCATCCATTCGTCGCTGATCCGGTCGGTGACGTTGTGGAAACGCACGACGCGCGGGGTGAACCCCACGGTGAAAGTCGCAGCAGCCGCAGCGCCGCCGTCAGAGACGACATAGCCGGTAGCGTGGTTGACGACGCCGCCGCCGTTCGCTTGGGTGTTGGTGGTGAGTGCCATGATTTTTCCTTCTAGTGATTAGACGGAAGCCAGCGACTCGATACGAATCATCCAGGCTTGGTTGAGGATCGTGGTGATGGTCGTTGCCTTCCAACCCACGGTCGAACGCTGGTTCAGCGGGTCAGCAGAGCCGGCAGAGCCCAGAGGCTTGACGTAGGTGGACATCGCTTCACCAGACAGCGGAGAGAGGCCGTAGGCTTCGGCAGCGATGATCAGCGTGGCGTACACGTCATTGGAGCCGACGCCCGTGGCCTTGTAGCCAGCAGTCGTAGCGGTCGTGGCGTTCGTCCAGATCTTCGCGTTCGTCGAAGAGACGAAGCGAATGTTCTTGTACGAGCCGATTTCGTCTTCGATGATCCCCTCTTGCGAGCCATAGTCGGAAACCGACTTGTAGCCCGTGATGGTCTCCAGGTCATATTCCACGTCCGGATGCACGATGCCGATGAAGGCCTTGCGCACGGGGCCAGTGCCAACCTTGTCGGAGGCGCCAATGCCTTCCTTCATGTACTTGGCGTTCTGGCCTTTGAGGTAGCGAATCGCCTTGTCCAGGTCAGCACCCAGGAGCTTGTTCACCAGCGCGAGACGGTTGGCAACGGCCGAGGCGTAAGCCACGTTCGTACCAGCGACCAGGACATCGCGGCGCACTTGGTCGATGGTCGTACCGGCTTGATCGCCAAGAACGTCCGTCGCCTCGGTCACCACCGGGTCTTGGTTGGTCATCGAAACCATGTCGGTCAGCGTGACGAAATCGCCGTACTGCGCGAGCGTGGAGGTGACATCGGTCACCGACAGGGCGGAACCCGAGGGGGTCACGCCTTCGGTCAGAGCCGTAGTAGCAGCGGCGAGCTGCGAGTAGCGACGGAACTTGATCTGGTTGCCGCTGTTCTTCGGAACGGGGCGCTTCTGGCCGAAACGGCCATGCACATCGTTCGGCTGAGCGCGGGTCAGCAGGTTGCGGTCGTAGAAGGCCTGTACGCCAGGTGCGACCTGGCTGAGGGTGGTGACGTTGGTCATGGTTTGCTTTCTTGAGGGTTAGAACCCTTTGACGCGCTTCACCTCTCGGGCGAAGTCAGCGTCGGACATGTTTTTTATCCGCTCGACCTCGGCCAACGCGGCATCAGGCGGGACTCTCGAAGAGCCACCACCAGCACCAGCGCCGGGGACGGTCATTGCGGACACCTTTGCCCCCCTTGCGGCTTCGGCAGCGAATCGCTTGCCAATCTGCCGCTCAGTGAAGGCCAATTTCTCTTCAGTGATGACTCGGATGGCTTCCAGTTGGTCTTGGACGTTGGGGCCAAGATCGTCGAAGCGCGCCTTGATGGCTTTTTCAAGCTCAGGATCGATCGACTTGTCGAAAATGCCCGGGTGGACCTTCTCGATAGCCGTCTGCCAGGCCTGCTGCTTCTCCGCCTCTTGCTGCCTCGGAGCCGGATCGTTCGCAACGAAGCGGATTGCGTCTGCCAATTCTGGATTTGCATCCAAAATAGCTGGCTTTGCTGCCTCTCTCGCTGCTTGCTCTCTCTCGCGCTTGAGTTGCGCCGCCTCTTGGGCCATCCGGGTCGCCCAGGCTTGGTTGTCCTTGGCGATCTTTTCGGCTTTCTCGACACGCGCCCTCAGCTCTGCAAGAGCATCTGGCTCCTCAACCTTGGCAGGCTCTTCCTTCACGGGCTCAACAGCAGTCGGTTCCGGCTCGACCTTTTCAGGCTCAACCTTCGCAAACTTGCCATCGGGACCGCGTGCGGTAGTGGCTTGCGCCGCCGCATCGAGTTCTGCCGCTGCCTTGTCATAGGCTGCTTGATACTCCTCGTCGTTCACTGACATCTAAAACTCCTATGCGAGCCGTTTCCGGTAGTTCGCTCTACTGCTTCAATCTGCCGCGGCCTCTCGGGCTAGTGCGGCCTGTATGCCATCGCGCTCTTGAACGAGCGATTCCGGCAATTCAGCGAGACGGCGCAGTTCCTTGATGGCACCGCGCATCTGTTCGTTGTCTTGGCTGATCAGCGATTCGGTGAGTTCCGACACCCGCCCATTGATCACCGCCAAGAAAAAAGGCCACCCGTTCTGGATGGCCTCTAAGGTCTTTTGGATCTGCTCGATCCGTAGTTCAGGATTCATCTTCCAACCGGTCTAGTAGCTGCTTGTTCGCCTTCAGCATCACGTTCAACAGGCGCTCCTGCTCTTCAACAAGTTCGATCAGGGTTACGACCAGCTTTGTCACCTCTTCGGGAAGAGA